ACAGCAGAAGGGCGCACTCAGCATCGACGTTCCGTCAACAATGAGTCGCACAATCGCATTCCGGGGTTACCTTGCAACTCTCATGATTGACTCAAGCAAGTTCGTCAAGGCTGCATTCGTCTAATCCAGGCGAACTTTTAAGGGACTGAACAATGGCTACTTACGATCTCGCGTTTCATACGCGCCTCGACGGGTACGCCATCCTTCAGACCTTCGTTGAGACAGGCATTCAGGTCGGGGACTCCGTAACAATCGCAGGCGCAAGTCACGGATTCAACGCAACGGCAACCATTGTCTCAACACAAGACTTCGAATTCATCGGGGTTTCAGAAGAGGGCGACCTTCTCTTTGACTCCGATGTAATTCGTCTCTACCAGTTCCTCTATGTCAACGCAGGAACGGACTACGAGCGTTCAACCGCTACCGGTGCAGTCACTTTCACCCCGTCTGTTTCATGGATTAATGCAGCTGATGTCACCTCATGGCTCGGCATTGACGTCGCAACGGCTAATGACACGGCCTTCATTACTGTTTGCGTTAACGCAGCTAACAATTACATATTTCGGAAACGTCGCGAAGCGGGCTACACCGACTCGCAAACAACAGTGCCTGGTGCCGACATCAAACTCGGCACAATCATGTACGCAGCAACCCTCTACCGCGAACGCGGATCAGCAGATTCATTCGCCTCATTTGACGCCATGTCTTCAATCCCCATTCCCTCAACTATGGGACGAATCATGGCTCTTATCGGCTGCGGAAGACCTCAGGTCGCGTAATGGCTGCAACAGGAATCCTCGCAGATGCAGTCAACGCAATCGCAACCGCTCTGACCGCCCTCGGTCTCAAGCCCGTCACAGACCCGCGCAACGCGCGACCAATGTCTGTCTTCATTGAACTTCCTGTCATGACCTCGTTTACTTACAACATTGGCGACTTTCGCATCCCAGTCCGCATCCTCGCTGCACCACCTTCTAACAGCGATGCAGGAAATTATTTGATGTCAACCGTTGACACAATCATGAACTCGTCCATCGCAGTTACAGACGCCCGACCAGGTAATGCAAACTACGGCGGGCAAGATATACCCACATACGATCTCACCGTTGCAATAGCGGTGCGTAGAAACTAAGGAGCCACTATGGCAACAACAACATTCCTGTCAGGTGCAACCTGCAACATCACCCCCACCGGCGGTTCAATAATTGACGTATCCGATCAACTTTCCTCTTGTGAGGTATTACTGGGTTTTGAACTTTTAGAGAGCACATCGCTATCTGATACAGGCCGACAGGCAGTTAAAGGTCTCCAGTCAGTGGCAGTCAATCTGTCTCTGTATCTGTCATACGGCGTCGGAGAAATCGAAACCCTTTTGTCAGCAATTGTCGCTGCGGGTTCCTGCACAATTGTCGTGTCGCCATCAGGCACCACAGAATCAGCGTCAAACCCAGAGTTCACCATCACGACGGCAACGCTCGATGCTGCACCAGTCATCATGTCAACCATTGGCAGCCTTGCGGTTGCAACCGTGTCGTTCTCAAATGGCACCTGGGTACGCGACGTCACCTGATAATTGAAAGAGGGAAACAATGAAAATCAAACTAAGAGTCCACCCGACAGAAGGCGACCCATATGAAGTCACGACAAATCTCTTTGTCATTGTCGCATGGGAACGCAAATTCAAACGGCAAGCATCAAACCTTGCCAACGGCATTGGCGCAGAAGACCTTGCATTCTTTGCGTATGAATCAACTAAAGCAGCTGGACAAATGGTTCCGCTCGCCTTTGACGACTTCATCAAAAAAACCAAAGAAGTTGAGGTCTTGGATTCGGACGATTCAAACCCTTCCCAACCGGCAGTCTCCGCCGGTCTTTAGCAGAAGTGCTAGTCGTGACCGGATACTGGAATCACGACATCCCATTCGACACAGACGACCTCTTCACAGTTGTCGACGTCATCAACGAACAACAGAAAGCATCACGGTCTAAACAATGACAGTCAATTCATCAATTGAGGTTGTCGGCGTTCGTGACGCTATTCGCTCGCTAAACAAAATTGAGCCAGGGCTACGCAAACAATTTGTTGCAGATGCAAACCGCATAGCACAACCCGCCATTCAAGAAGTGCAGCGTGGCTACGCGCAAATACCCTTGTCTGGTATGGCCCGCGCCTGGACGCAAAACGGCAAAAAGATATTCCCGTTCTCAATCGCCCGCGCAATATCAGGAGTCAAACTCAAAGTTGACGCCAGTCGAGAAGCCACTTCCCTGATCTACATCACCCAGACATATGTTGCAGCAGCCGTCTTTGAAGCAGCAGGACGCAAAAACCCAAACAGCCTGGGCGACTCTCTTGGTCAGGTACGCCCAGGGCATACTCGCATTCTTGGGCCTGCAGTCTTTCGCAAGCGTCGAGAGATTGAACGCGAACTACTTACCGCAACCAATCAAGTCAAAGACCGCGTCCAGAAAGAACTGAACTAATGGCTCTTGCAATTCCAATCATCACAGAATTTGACGGCAAAGGAATCGGCAAAGCAATCACGGAGTTCAAGAATCTTGAATCAGCGTCAGACAAAATTGGCTTTGCAGCAAAGAACGCAGCAAAGGTTGCAGCAATCGGATTTGCAGGCTTAGCAGCTGCCGGCGCAGCCGTCGGCGGAATCTTGTTCAAGGCAGCGCAGGCGGCAGCAGAAGACCAGGCTGCACAGGTCAAACTGGCGTCTCAAATCAAAGCAACCTCAGACGCAACCGATGTGCAAATCAAAGGCGTTGAGGATTACATAGACAAAACCCAACGCGCCGTTGGCGTCGCAGATGACGAACTGCGTCCGGCATTTGGTCGACTGATTGCAGCAACAAAGGACACAACAAAAGCGCAGGACTTGCTAAACATTGCTCTTGACGTTTCCGCAGCAACAGGCAAAGACGTTGAAGCCGTTGCAGGCGCACTAGCAAAAGCCCAAGAAGGCAACTTCACAGCCCTTGACAGGCTTGGCATTGGCTACGAAAAAGGCGAAGCAAAAGCAAGAGGATTCTTGGGCGTACAAAAAGACCTTGAGGAGCGTTTCTCAGGGGCTGCACTTACTAAGGCCCAAACTTATGAAGGCACAATGGATCGCCTTAAAATTACCTTGGGCGAACTGCAAGAGTCAATTGGCTACAAGGTGCTACCCATCATACAAAACTTGACTGAGGCAGCACTAAAAATTGCTGACGCTTTCGGGGAAAAAGGCGCAGCCGGTGGCATTGCAGAATTCAAAACGCAACTGCTGGAATTGGGCACCGACACTTCAGGCACCTTGAACGCGTTTGGATCGTTCTACGACAAAATGGTCGGCATCGTTAACGGCATTATGAGCGCGTTAGCAATCCCATTGGCAACTATAAGATTTTTGACTACTGGCGACTTAAGCAGTTACACCCCGCCAGGCTTGCCAACTTTCGCGCAGTTAATGGAACAACAAAACGTTAGTCGTGGCATTACTTCTGCACGTCAATTTGAATCTGTAGTGCCAAAAGCAACTAGTACTGGCGCAGGTGTCACTTCTGTTGCAGCCACTGGCAAAATTGTTCCAACCTTTGACCAGTTAAACCCACGCGGGCCGTCAGGCACAGGAACCAACACAATGGCAGGAGGCATCTCAGGCATCACAATCAACCTTGAAGCAGGACTGATCTCGTCCCCTGGCACCATTGGTCAAGACATCATCGAAGCCATTCTTGCTGCACAACGCGACTCAGGCGTTGTCTTTGCACCGGCGGTCACCTTGTGACAGTCCCGCAATATCAAGTCCTTGTCGGATTTCAAACAACAACAGGATTTGGTCAACCATTCCAACTCAACGATGCGGTCTATGGACTACTAGACACAGGCACCCTCGGAGGGTTGGCATACGCCGACCTGACGTCACTTGTCATGTCAATCAACATCAGGCGCGGACGCAACCGCCAACTTGACCAGTTCAACGCAGGAACCGCACAGGTTGTCTTCAACAACAACTCCCGCATCCTTGACCCACTAAATACCGCCTCGATCTATTACCCGTTCGTGTTGCCTCGCTCGCCAATCATTATTTATGCCAACGGCACCCCGATTTACACAGGCTTTGTTGAGGACTGGAACCTTGACTATCAGAACGCTAACCAAGGCAGAATGGTCGCTCGATGCGTTGACACCTTCGGCACCCTGGCAAATCAGCAACTAAACGCTTTCACCCCGTCAGTTGAGACATCAGGCTTGCGCGTAGACGCCGTTCTAAACCTCCCAGAGGTCGCATACCAGGGCGCAAGGTCTATCGGTACAGGTTCGTCTACTTTGGGGGCTTACGCGGTCTCTCAGGACACAAACGTCCTCAACTATCTACAGCAAATCAACACCTCGGAGCAGGGCTACCTGTTCAGCGCAGCAGACGGCACCCTCACCTTCAAGGGCAGGTCGAGCGTCCTGAACCCTGTCTCAGGCGCATCGTTCACGACTGACGGCAGCGGTATTCCATACATGAGCCTGGTCAACCAGTACGGATCAGAACTGCTTTACAACTACATCGTCACCCAATCGCCCGCAGGCGCAGCACAAGTGTCCTCAGACGCCAACTCCATCGCCCTGTATCAGACGCAGAACTACAACCTCCTGGCCTTGTTGAACTCCACAACCTCAGAGGTCGCAGGGTTGGGCGCGTACCTGTTGGGCAAATACGCAAACCCTGTTGTCAGGTTCACAGGCGTATCTGTCGAGTTAGCAGCTCTTACTTCCGCCCAATGGTTAATCCTTCTTGCAATTGAGTTGACTTCTGTCGTCACGGTGCAGAAAGACTATTCAACAGGATCACCGGCATCAGAATCCCAGACGCTTATCACGTCAGGTATTGAGCATCGCATCGTGCCAGGCTCGCACAACATCAACTTCACATTTGAGTCAACAGACGGCAACCAGTACCTCACCCTTAACGATTCCATCTTTGGTATTTTGGACGCAAACCTTCTCAGTTTCTAGAAAGGAAACAAGAACATGGCAATATCACCCAACACCACATTCGTATCGGGAGCAATCCTGACGGCTGCACAGCAAAACGCCTTCGGCTTCTCAACTGTCGCAATGACCAAAACAACAACCATGAGTCAAAGCGGAGTAACAACCGCAGTCGACTTGACAGGCGCAACCGTGACATGGACTGCATTGGCAAACCGCAACTACAAAGTAACGTGGCAAACTTACGCAACTTGCACAGTTGCTAACTCGCCAGGCACAGTGAATCTCAATGAAGGCGCAACCATTTTGCAGTACGCAACAACCAACCTTGTTTCATCGGGTGCGGGCGCAACCATAAACGGTCTCTACATTGGAACTTTCTCTGCTGGATCACATACTCTGAAACTTGTTGGCTCGCTTGGTGCAGGTGGAACTGGCACAGTGTTCTTCCAGTCAGTAGCGACCCTGCCAACATTCTTGCTCGTTGAGGACATCGGCCCTGCATGATGCGAAAAGCCCTGATTCTATTGGTCTTTTTAGCACCCCTGACCGCCTGCTCGGACAGGTACCGGTACTCATGTCAAGACCCTGACAACGTCAACAAAACAGAATGCCAATGCGAACAAGGCACCCGCACCAAAAACAAAGCTCTCGGTGCGCTCGATTTAACCACAACCACCATCAAGAAGATTTCAGGAATTGACTGCTAATGAAAATGCGACCACGACTTACCAATGAAGAAATAAAAGCGCGGCTAATTCTGCTCGTCGGTTGTTGCCTGTCGTTTAGTTTCGTTGGCACAATCTTCGTCTTGCTTTATGGCCTGCTATTTGTTCAACAGCCAATGAACCAATCACCGAATGACGCAGAGTTTCTTAAGATTCTTTCGCCGCTGACCTTGACCCTCGGTGGCGCGTTGGGCGGTCTCCTCGCTGCTAACGGCCTGCGCGACAAACAACCACCACCGCCTGCACCATGAGCGTTCGCCCATATCCGTACTACCCATCTTGGGACGGCAAACAGACACAACCTGTCACGGCAAAACTTGTTGAATTATGCAAGGCGCGTTGGGGAACCAAATCCTTGGGGACATACGTCAACCGCCAAATGCGATCAGGTGCAGGACTGTCAGTTCATGCAACGGGCTACGCAGCCGACATCCAATACAAAGACGAAGCGCAAGCGCGGGAGATGTGGGACTGGTTCCTTGCCAACTCAAAAGCCCTTGGACTTTGTGAGTTGCATTGGTACGCATACGGCGACTTCGGCGCGGGCTACCGGTGCAGTCGCGGTGAGGGGAAACGGGGCGTCCTCGTCTACACGGCGGACAACAACGCAGGGTCGTATCAAGGCAACCCAAATTGGCTGCACTTTGAAATGACCAAGATGTCGGCAGAGGCATTTGAGACCGCTTGGAGATCCCTGCCAAAACCATAAGTCGCCCGAAGAAATCACCCTCTTCGCGCTAGACCTGGGGACTCTTTGCGTTTCCCTCATTGGTTCCCAGGTCGAATCCGCCACCCCGACGCTTGTCTGTGTTACAACATCAAGACACAAACAGCGAAGGGAAACCGCTATGACACATCAAGACAAACTCATCTATTTCACATACGGATGGCTGGTTAGTTGGGCTTACTTTAAGGTCATCAACCGCTACTGGCGCAAGTAATGCTCCCAACATACGGCTGGTATCCGTTATGGTCAAAGGACAAACTAACCCTCGTCCAAATCTTTACGGATATGGCAACAGAAGAAATCGTCAGAGTCACAGTCGCCAAACGGCAGGCTCCCTGGATGACGTTTGCTTTGATTACAGAAGTTGAAAAGGTTGATTAAGAGAATCATGGCAATTGCCCTCATCACCGCATTATCCATCCCTTCTCCAGTTGCAGCTGCACAGCGCGACCCTCATGAGAAATATCACGGCGTCTTGCCAGACGCTTATTACGACGCTTTGATGCGTTGCGAGACTAATAACTGGCAACACAGCACCCGTTCATACACAGGCGGACTTGGCATCTATCGAGGCACTTGGAAGACCTGGTCAGACTCGTCAAGTGCTAAAGGAAAGACACCGGCACAACAGGTCAAGGTTGCAGATGCAATTGCATTCAAAAGCCATATCAACCCAGACGGCAGGAAAGTCTGGCGGGTTGGGCCGTGGGGATGGGGATGTCTTAAAGGGCAGAAATCCTTACAGGCGTTCATCTGCAAATCCAGACACAGCCTTGTTGCAAGATGGAAACGTGGATGCGCTACAGTTCGCAAAAGCAAATAGAAAAGATGAGGGAAACATCATGGAATTAACCACCGACGAAATCATTGCGCGTCTTATGAATCTGTCAGTCAAACTTGACGGAGAAATGCGTTTTGACGAAAGTTCAACAGTCAGTCAGGCCATCGCCTTGATTATGACTTTACGCAACGCAGCCGAACGCCTGCGACACCCGACAAACACCAACATTGTGTCAGCCATCAGAAGTCAAAACACCGACGAACTCAAAGCCGTCATTGAATGGATTACGGATAACCCATCATGAGCAAACCACATGTCAGTCAAGTCTGCATTCACGACATCAAAGCAGAAGACGTCTCTGTCAAGGTCAGCATCCACGACACCTTTGCAGCTGTCAAAATTGCCATTGGCGACATTGAGATAACTTTGTTCACCGACCATGACCAGGTTGCAGGCATACAAAGAAACCTGCGCACATGAGCATTGAAGACTACGAACCAGTTGCCTCTCGACTTGCGCGGTTCTGGGCCAAACACCCCGAAGGGCGCGTCATCACCAAACTTGTCACCATTGAAGGTGACCGCGTCGTTGTCCAGGCCGACATTTATGTTGACCGTGAAGATGACCGCCCGATTGCAACCGACTTTGCCGAAGAAATCAGGGGGTCTAACAATGTCAACAAAACTTCGCACGTTGAGAACGCATGTACGTCGGCAATTGGACGCGCATTGGCTGACTGTGACTTTGCGTCAAGCACCGACTGGACAAAGCGTCCGTCACGCGAAGAGATGCAGAAGGTTGAAAGAATGTCCGGTGACACCCACATCACAGAACCTTCCAACTTGGCGTCAGATAAGCAGCTGAACATGATCCGCGCCGTCTGTAAGTCAATGGGGCGCACAGTCCCGTCAGGCATTCAGGGCTGGACTAAGCGCGAAGCGTCGCAATACATTGACAGCCTCAAATCAGGCATTGCAGAACTTAAACAAGAAGAACCCGAAGAAGCGTTCTAATGGCTGACCTGTTCATGCTTGTCATCATGTGCGTCAGTCTGTTCATGTGCGGATTTCTGCTGGGAAAAGACAAATGACCGTCTCCGAAAAGATATTCCAAGACCAAGTCATAAAGTTGGCGCGGATGCAGCAATGGCTGGTCTTCCATGCCTCACCCTCATCGCCTCGACCTGGCGTCTGGAAATCAGACGGTTCAGGATTCCCTGATCTAGTTCTAGTCTCGACATCTGTGCCATCCAGGGGCGTCATCTTCTGCGAACTCAAAACCGCTGACGGCAAACTAAGCGCGGAGCAGGAAAAGTATGCGCGGTGCCTCATCAACGCAGGCATTGAATACCACCTGTGGCGTCCGCGAGACCTTGACGTCATTGCAGACCGCCTTGGTCGCAAAGGCAGAGTCGTATGAAAGAACTGGTACGCATCAGCCTGACAAAAGAAGAGATGCGCATGGCCTGCACCGGTGGCATAGAACACCGCCTCGACGCCCTGTTCAGCGGACAACCACCAAGAGACCAAACGCCATACCACCTGCAACGATGGTGGCAATCCCACATCACAGGCTCGATCGCAGAAGTCGCCGTCTCAAAACTGTTGGGAGTTGACTGGCAATGGGAACGCAACGCAAACGGATTCGACGTCCTCAACTACCAAGTCAGGGCCACAGAGAACGCAGAGTCAACACTTGTCATCCGCAACCGCGACAACCCAGACCACAACTTCATCTTCGCAAAAGTCCGTGAGAACCGCGTCCTCATTCAAGGCTGGATTACCGGTCACGAAGTCATCGCATACGACCAACCCATACACGGCGACTGCTGGACAATCAAGGACTACCGCCTGTACCCAATCACAGACCTCCCAGAGTTTCCGCAGCTGCTACCCGACGGCATCATCATGTTCAAACCAAGAACACCAGGTCTCGGAACAGTCACATGATCCAAGTCGCTTGGTACATCCTTCTGTTAAGCATCGGCATAGCAATCCTTCAAGGCATCCGCAAGAACTAACATGCCAACACAATCTAGAGACGCAGGCCGACATCATCATTTGCAGATGGTTCGTAGAATACAAGGGAACTTGGGTCGAGCAGTCTGCCTTCGGGCAACTGTGCAGCGTCCAAACGTCATAAATGAGAATGGTGACCGTCCACATGTCAAACATCCGGCAGCCAGAGATACTTACTCAAAATGCGGGGGGCGAGCAAACCACCGAACCGAACACAACGAAAGAGAGCAAGTCCCCTTGGGGGGACGCGCTAGCAGGGGGCAACCATGAGCAAGAGAACAAGTGACCCAGAGTTCAGACGCAGACGCGCCGAACTACTTGAAGGCAACCCGCTATGCCATTGGTGCAACAAAGCACCCGCCACCGAAGCAGACCACCTCATCCCCTTTGACATCGTCGGAGACGACTCCCCCCTTGTACCCGCCTGCAAACCATGCAACTCCCGCAGAGGAGCAGAACACGTCAACGGCAAAAGAACAGCACAAGCCCACGCAAGAGCAGAACACCTCGGACTAGACCCAACGACAAAACCAAAACCGAAAGAACCCCAACTTTTTTTGAAGACAAATAAAATGAAGCC